CTACGGCTGATGGCACTGCTGGCACCGTTGACATTGGTACAACTGGCGGTGATCCAGATGGCTTTATTAATGGTCATGATTGTAATGCAGTCGGTTCAGCGGTATCTACCAACAACACACTTGTTGAAGGTTCACCTAATACTTTTGAACCAGCATTCGGTAATGGACATTACTTTGCCGCTGCTGACACAATTGATATGTTATTCATCACTGCTCCGCAGGATGCATCAGTCATGCGTGTTTGGGCGTTAATGGTAGACGTTTCAGGCGGTGCTTCGTAGTAGTTATTGATTAGTAACCCGTAGGGGGCGTTAAAAACCCCCTACACCTTTAAAAGGAAATATTATGTCACAACAAATAGATCATAGGGGTATAGCAGTTGATACTAAGAGATGGCTACGCAATAAAAAAGATGGCGAAATCTATGGTTGGAATGAAATTATTGCAGAAAATCCTAATGTAGAAGAAGTAACTGAGGAAGAAGCATTCCCAGAAAAATTTGTGCCTAAAGCACAGAAAAAAAGAAAACCAATATTAAGTCTTAAGACAAAGGTTGTGCCTGAAGCACCACCTAGTACTAAACCTGAGTTAAGTGAGGAAGCATCTAAGGGATTACCTAAGTGACCCCAGCTACTATAGTTACAGAAGTAAGACGACTATTACAAGACTCAGATACCACACAAAGATATACTGATGCTATTCTTATAGGGTTTGTGAACCAAACTTTAAAGCGTATAGCTTTATTAAGACCAGATTTATTTGCTTTACAAGCTGTACTTAGATGTGCTGAGTCTATAGTACAGTCTGCTCCAGGAGATTCTTATCGTATGATAGATGTATTTTCAGTGGTAGGTGGTGCTGGTGTAATAGAAACAACAAGAGAACAATTAGATCATGCCCGACCAACTTGGGTAAGTGATACTGCGGCTACAACTGAAAACTGGATGAGACATTTACGAAACCCGAATAAATTTTTTATATACCCTAAAGCACCAGCTACACATGATTTAAATATTGAGTATGCGCAAACACCAATAGATTACGCATCTGGGGCTACAATAAATTTAATTCCAGAAACTTATTTCCCAATTATTGTAGATGGCACGATATTTTTAGCTGAGTCTATAGATAATGAGCATGTTAGTTCAGGACGAGCTAAACTATTTTATGATAATTTCATACAAGGATTAACAGCTAATACATCTAATAGAGTAATTTCTGATAGTGAATCAGCAGGTGAAAATACGAAAGACATTATTGGCGGACCATATGGGAAGGTGAAGAGATATGGCTGATAGAACATTTACATCATTAGTATCAAGAGTAAGTCCTAGCGTACCCGGATGTCCGCAAGTTGTAGTTGAAGAACACTTACGTAATTCAGCTATAGAAGCATGTGAACGTACATTAGCTTTTAGATTTGAGCAACCTAGTATACGGCTAACATCAGGTGTTGCAGAATATGGTTACGAGACTCCTTCGCAAACAGAAGTCCATGCTATTTTAACTGTGCGCGTAAATGATAATGTGGTAAAGCCAGTAACTTTAGAACAATTACATGACCTTTATCCTAAGTGGCCGGATAATGGCGCAGATGAATTAGCTGATCCTAGATTTGTTACACAACTTGATCCAGATAATTTTGCTTTAGCTCCCATACCTGATAGCACTACAACATATGATATTGATATGTTATTAGCTCTAAAACCTTTAAGATCTGCTACAGACATGGATAAAACTGTATTAGATGAATTAGAAGACGTAGTTGTGCATGGAGCTTTACAACAACTACTAGTATTACCAGAAAAATCATGGAGTGACAGAGAACTTGCGGCATATCATGCTAAACAATTTCTTTTTAAACTCTCAGAACGTAGAGCACGAACTAACTTAGGAGCAGCTAGAGCGTCTATGAGCATACAAATGAGGCCACTAGCGTGAGGTAATTTATGGCAGACGTTATTAAAGTAGTAAAAGGTGATGAAAAACCAGACGTAACATTAAGTTTAACAGATGATGTTTCTGGTGCTGTTATAGATTTAAGCGCTGGCACTACTGTAGTTACTATAAAATTTAGACTATCGGGGTCAACCACTACATTAGATACTATAGCCACAACAAAAATAGGCGGTGGAACAGGAGGTCAAGTATCTTTTAACTTTGGTAGCGGGATATTAGATGTAGACCCTGGAATGTATGAAGGCCAAATACAAGTTGCTTTTGGTTCAGATCTACAAACTGCTTTTGATTTACTTAGATTTAGAGTGGCAGAGAAATTCACATGATTAGAGCGTCATATATTCTTACAGGATCTCTTGCAGTTGCAGTTGTTGCAGCTGGTATAATAGGTACACCATCAACTCCTGGAATAAAACATACTAATAGTTTCACACATTTTGTACCTAGTGTAAGTGTATTAGCACCTACTGAATTTTTCGGTGGTGAAGCAACAATTACAGATACTGTTATCGAGGGTATACCACCATCTTTAATTAATGACGTAGTTTATACTGTAAGTAAAGTACTGGCAGATACTGCTACATTTAGTGAAGTTCCAGCATTTGCTTTTACAAGAGCTGCGTTTACGGATTCAGTAACTGTTACAGAAGCTAAAGTTATAGCTACTACATCTACAGTAGATATTGATTTGAGTGACCCAGATATAGATACAGATCCAGTTACAATATCAGAAGCTTCTGTTCTTACTATAAAACCTGCTTATAGTGATACTGCTTCAATTAGTGAAGCTCCAGGATTTACTTTTTCAAAGGGTATGCCAGGAGGTTCAATAAGTATCAGTGAAGCTTCAGTTCTTACTCCTACTAAAGTAGAAACAGATTCTTCATCAATTAGTGAAGCTGCGGTTTATACTTTTACTAAAGTAGATACAGATTCAACAACTCCTAGTGAAGCTTTTAGTGTTACATATTTATACACTGATACTTCTGATAGGACAATAAACGGGCATTATTTTAATGAAACCCCTATACGTTAACGAGGAAACATAAATGATTAATGATAATCTTAAGGCATTAGGCGAACTTAGACTCGTCTTAAGGAATGAGAAAGGGGAAGTAAAAAAAGATATTACTGTCCCTAATATTATAACTACAGCTGGTAAAACTCATATAGCTTCACGTATGCAGAATGCATCAGCAACTGCGATGTCTCATATGGAACTTGGAACGGGCACAACTAGTCCAGCAGCTGGCAATACAACATTAGAAACTATAATAGGTAGTAGTCGTACGGCCTTAGCTTCATGGACTGCTAGTACAAATACTATAACTGCAGCTTGTACTTTTGCAGCTGGAACAGGAACAGGAGCAGTTACTGAAGCAGGTATTCTTAATGCTTCTTCAAGTGGTACTTTATTGGCTCGTACAACATTTTCAGTAATTAATAAAGCAGCAGCTGATTCACTTACAGTTAGCTGGACTATTACAATCAGTTAGAGGATATAAATATGACTGTCCAATTTAAAAACAACGCCTTTAGTACTTTAGCTGCAGGTATAAATGCTAGTGTTACAGCTTTAACAGTAGCCTCAGGTCATGGAGCGAGATTTCCAACTATAACTGGCTCCCAGTATTTTTATGCTACTCTTATTGATTCATCTAATAATTTAGAAATTGTTAAGGTTACAGTTAAAAGTGGTACTTCAGATACATTTTCCACAATAGTAAGGAATCAAGAATCATCAGTTGCTAAAATATTTTCTACAGGTGATCGTATTGAACTACGATTAACTGCGCAAGGTTTAAATGATATTGCAGCAGAAGTATTTTTAGACAACGCATTTAAAATACAAGATGATGGTGATATTACTAAGCAATTAGCATTTCAGTGTTCTGGTATAACTGGTGGCCAAACAAGAACTGTAACTGCACCTGATTCAAATCTTACTATGGCGGGGACAAATTTAGCCCAATCATTTACTAAACAACAGACCGGTGCTTTACAAACATTAACGTCTAGTGGCGGGAACACAGCATGGGATATGTCAGCTGGGAATAACTACACATTAACTTTAGCTGAAAACTCAGCTTTAACTAATCCTTCTAATGAATTAGCAGGAACATCAGGTAGTGTTTTAATAATTCAAGATGCTGGTGGTACCAATACTTTAAGCTACGGTACTCATTATCTATTTGCTGGCGGAACAGATCCTACATTAAGTACAGCAGGAAATGCTGTGGATCGTTTAGATTATTTTGTCCAAGCTGCTGATAAAGTACATTG